GGAAGCAAAAATTCAGGCAGATGCTATTGCTTTGGATGCTGCTAAAGCTGCTGCAGCTTGGACTGAGGCTGGGCAAGCTGCCGAGAACGCTGCGAAGCGTGCTGCGGCGGCTATGGCTGGGATTTCGAGTACTACCGCTCAGGATACTTCTAAGGGGCTGACTTTGAGCCAGTTCACGGCTGCACAAAATGAGTTCATGGCTACTCAGATTGCTCAGGGTGTGACTCCTGACTTTAGCGTTGCAGCTGGTGGTTCATTTGGTCGTAATGGTTATACGACGAATTCAAATACTGTGAATGTGACAGTTAATGCTGGTTTGGGTACTGATGGTGCTGTCCTTGGTGGTCAGATTGTAAACTTGATTAAGAAGTATGAAAAGACATCGGGAATGGCGTTCGCTTAATGCTTACTCAAAAAATTGAGATTGGTTTTGACCTTACCTCTACTGGGGCTGGCCCGTATCTTGTCCTTGATGACCCTATTCAGGGTAGATTAGATGACCCTGAGTGGGTTTTGGGTGGCAACATTTTTATCGATGTCACTAATCGTGTCCGTTCGTATTCGATTACTCGCGGTAAAAGTCGTGAGTTAGACCGTTACAATTCTGGTATTTGCTCTGTGACGTTCAGCAACTTTGACCGTGCTTTTGACCCTACTTATACGTCTTCGCCATTTTATGGCCAAGTCATCCCTCACCGTGAAATTCGCGTCACTGTTGATGGTGTTGTGCAATACAAGGGTCGCGTTGATGACTGGAACCTTGATTGGAGTTTGCAGGGCGACGCTACAGCCTCTTTGACGGCTTCTGATGGGTTTATGTTGTTGGCTGGTCAAACGTTGACTGGCGGGGTACAGACGGTTCAGTTGTCGGGTGCTCGTGTTAATGCTGTGTTGTCTTCTGCGGATGTGAATTGGCCTGCCGAAGATCGTGACATTGATAGTGGTCAGTTTGTTTTGGGTGCTGATACGGTTGCAGCTGATACGAATGCTTTGTCGTATTTACAGTTGATTGAGCAGTCTGAGTTTGGTCGTTTGTTTGTGTCTAAATCAGGCAAGTTGACGTTCCGTGATTTTGATGGGGTTGTCGCTAGTTCTTCTTCTTTGGTTGTGTTTGCTGATGACAATTCTGGTATTGACTATTCGGGTGTAGCGGTCACTTATGGGTCTGAGTTGTTATATAACCAGGCTGTTGTTGCTTCAATTACTACAGCGGCTACTGCTGTTGCTGATGATTTGGCTTCGCAGGATGAGTATGGTATTTCTACTTTAACTCAAACTGACTTGTTGTTGAATAGTGTTGCTGATATTGAAAACCGTGCTTATGTGTTGGTGTCAAAGTATGCTGAACCAGAGTTTCGTTTTGACACTATTGAAGTAAATTTGACTACTTTGTCGGAGGCTGAACAAACTCAGGTTTTGGGTTTGGAAATGGGTTCTGTTTGCCAAATTAAGTTCACTCCTGGTGGGGTTGGTTCGGCTATTGAAAAGTATGCTGAAGTTATTGGTGTTGGTCATCAAACCGATTTAAATACTCATAAGATGACTTTTAATTTTCAAACATTGGATAACACCTTCTTGGTGCTTGATGACGCGGTGTTTGGTAGACTTGATTACAACACTCTTAGTTAAGGAGCATCATGGCTGGTTTAGGCCGTAGAACTTGGACTGCTGGCGAGGTTGCTACAGCGGCGAACATTCAGTCTTATTTGCAGGATCAGGTTGTCCAGGTTTATGCGGGCACTGCTGCTCGCTCGTCTGCTCTTGGCACTGCGGTGTCAGAGGGCATGATGAGCTACCTTTCGGACACAAACTCGGTTGAGTATTATTCGGGCAGTGCCTGGGTTGGTTTGGGTGCTTCTTCTGGCACGACTGTTTCGGCGGCTTATACTGCGGTGGCTGGCGATGTTGGTAACACTATTGTTGCGAATGGCACAGCGGCTTACACCATTACTATCCCTGACATCCTTAGCACTTGGCAGCGCATTGACATTATCCGCGATTCTTCGGGAACTGTGTCGATTGCTGCTGGAACTGGTGTGACTACTTGGGCTGGTGCTGGAACTGCTGGAACTGCTGTGGCTTTCAAGATGGATCAGCAATACAATGCTGCTACTGTCCTGAAGGTTGCTGCTAACTCTTACCGGGTTATTGGAAAGATTACTGTCTAATGATTCCTCTTGGAATATTGGCCGCTGCTGGTGCCGGCGGTGGTTCTGCTGGCAATGCTATGGAGTTGATTAGCACACAGATTCTAGGCTCGACAGCCGCATCAGTCACTTTCAGTTCTATCCCTAGCACCTTCCGTCATCTCCAGGTGCGACTGACAGCCCGAGACACTTCGGCTGGAGGCTCTGCGGTTGTCCTTTATATGACTTTCAATGGTGATGTTGCTAACAGTTACAACCGCCACCGCCTCTATGGCAACGGCACATCAGTCATTTCAATGAATGCTGGAAGCGACCAAAATCTTTGGATTGGAGAATCTATCGGCTCCGATGGAGCCACTGGCAATTTTGGCGCAAGCATTACAGATGTTTTGGATTATGCACAAACTACTAAATATAAAACAATTCGCAGTTTCGGTGGTGTAACCGGTTTCAATGAAGTCAACATCATTTCTGGCGCTTGGCGCAATACGGCGGCGATTTCTACACTGAGGATTGCAGCTGGCTTGTCTACCTTTGCAGTCGGTTCGCGCTTCTCTCTATATGGAATCTTGGGGTAATCATGCCATCTGCTCTTATACCGATTGCTTGGCAATCTCTCAGCTCTACTGCTGCAACAGTGACCTTTAACTCGATACCTGGCACTTACCGTGATTTGGTGCTTGTAATTGAAGGCTGGGTCACTTCAAGAACATCGCAAATTTTAGTTTTAAACTCTGATACGACTTATACAAATTACTATTTTGTTTATGCACAAGGGTCTGGAACTAGTGCAATTTCAGGTTCTGGAAACTCTTACTCAACTAATGAAGTTTTTGAAAATAGTTCAACAAATAGAGCTGTTATGCGTTTGCAACTGATGGACTATAGTGCTACTGATAAGCACAAGTCGGTTTTGATTCGTGCGGATAACGCTAACCCGAATGGAACTGAAATGCGAGCGATGCGTTGGGCTAATACAGCCGCCGTGACTTCTTTGACTATGACGACAACTAGCACAACTTGGGGTGCTAATACTTCTTTTGCCCTTTATGGAGTTTCAGCATGACCTATGGCGCTTTGATTCAGACACAGACTCTCGCTTCAGCAGTGTCATCCGTTACCTTTTCGGCTATTCCTGGAACTTACACAGACCTTTGTTTAGTCATTAGTGCGCGTGATGACGGCGGAACCTCGGGCAATATTTATGCCCGCTTCAATGGCGACTCAGCGAACAACTACACAAGCAAGATTCTATATGGCAATGGTTCAAGTGCTGGCTCGACTAGTGGTATTTCAAGTGGTGCTTATGTTGGTAAATCATCGGGTGCAACCAACACTTTTGGATCAAGCAGCGCAATTATTCCAAACTATGCAGGTTCAACTACAAAAAGCATTAGCACCGATGCGGTTGATGAGGCTAATGCTGTTACCGCAAACATCTCAGTCATCGCCTATAACTGGAGCGGAACAGCAGCAATAACAAGCATCGCTATGTTTAGTTTTACAGGAAATAACTTTTCTATTGGTTCAACCTTCTCTCTTTACGGCCTCACTCACTTCTAAGGAAAACAAATGACAACACCTATTGCTATCGAAGTAAACTGCGAAACTGGCGAAGTAATCGAACGCCCTCTAACCGCTGATGAAATCGCCGCTAATGCTGCTGCTGCTGAACAGGCTGTTGCTGAACAAGCACAGCGCGAAGCCGAAGCCACCGCAAAGGCTGAAGCCAAAGCGCAAGCCATCGCCGCTCTAGTCGCTCTCGGTCTAACCGAAACTCAGATTGCTGCACTAACCGCCTGATAAACTGTTATCAACCGCAACCCTGAAAGAACAATCATGGCTGAAACCACCGACCGCGAACTGCTAATAACCATTGTCAAAGATTTGACCGAGGTCAAAACTGAGATGCGCGGTTATCGCCAGCTGGAAAAGGATGTCCGCGATCTTCAGAAGAAGATTTACCAGATGACTGGTGTTAGTGGCGTGTTGGGTGGCGTTATTGTGGCTGTTGCGCAAATTCTTGTGAGTGTTGCTAAGTGACGGCTTATAACTGGCGTTTGCCGTTCCCTGTTGTTGCTGATGCGTTTGGTACGCATTCTGCGGAGCGTAAAGCTATGGGTTTGGGCCCTCATCTTGGGTGTGACTATAACGGGTGTAACCAGGCTGGCAAGCGTGTGTTTAAGTTTGGTATGGGTACGCCTCTTGTTGCTGTTGGTAACGGTGTTGTGACGCTTAATAAGTGGTCTGAGGTTTTGGGTTGGGTTGTTGAACTCAAGGTTGGTAAGTGGTTCTTCTTGTATTGTCACATGGAGAAGCAGTCAACTTTGAAGGTTGGTGCCAAGGTTGCTTCTGGTGAGACTGTTGGTTTTGCTGGTTCTTCTGGTTCTGCTTCTTCTGGCCCTCATTTGCATTTCTGCTTGTCACTTGTTTCTGGTGGCGGCATCACGGGCAAAGTTTATGACGCTCATACGTTCTTGGTGAAGATGATTGCTGCTGAAAAAAAAGTGGTTGCACCTCAGGGTGCGACAACTGTCACCCCTGCCTCAGTGAAACATTGCGCGACTTGCGCTTGCAAAGGATAAAAGATGAAGAAACTTAAAGATCTGCTAACCCGCTTTATTGGCGTTATCTTGTTCGCTTTTATTCCTGGTATGGCTTCTGGCGCTGCTACTGGCATTGGCCCTCTTATGGGCGGTTTTAATGGTGTAGCAACCGTGTTGTCTTCTATCATCATCTATTTTGGTGTGCAGCTCGCTTGGGATGCAAACATTACTCATGAGGATATTGAAAAGGGTTTCCGTGCGGCTGTAGCCAAGCAGGAGTCTAAGGAAGTCCAAGAGGCTGTTGCTACTTCTCAGATGACTGAGGTTGATTGGGATGACTTCGGTGATGACGACGATGAGGAACTAAAGCCTTAGTTCTTGTAGTGGGCTTTTGCTAGTTTCTTTAGCGTTGCTCGTTCTTGTGGGAGTAGCCCACCCCATATACCGTGTTCGTCTGCTACGAGCGCGTATTCAAGGCATCGCATTTTGATTGGGCATCTTTGACAGATGGCTTTTGCAAGGCGTGTGTCGCGTTGTGAACCAAATTCCCAATCGTTCGGGAAGTAGATGTCTGGTAGTTCTGCACATTCGACCCCACCGTTGTCGTCAATGGCTTTGATGAGTTCGATGTAGGCGCGTTCGGCGGCTTTGTCTTGATTTTGTCCGAGGTTCAGCATAGGCTCTACCATAGTTCCATTTTGGGACTTTAACAAATTTAGGGAAGATTATGAAATTTGATTGTGCGGTCATGATTGGTGACTTTACGCCTGGTTCTGCTGAGTGGCATGAGTTGCGTTCTGGGGCTATTGGTGGTTCTGATGTTGGTACTGTTTTGGGTGTTAATGGTTGGAAGTCGCCTATTACTTTGTGGTTTGAGAAGAAGGGTGTGATTGCTGTTGAGGTTCAGCCTTCGATGGCTATGCGTTTGGGTACTAAGTTGGAGGAACCTATTTTTGAGGTGTTCTGTGAGGAGCACCCTGAGTTGGAAGTGTTTAAAGCGGGCACATACGCCTCGTTGACGGACTCTCGCTACCACGCTAACCCTGACGGTGTGTACCGCAAATCTGATGGCACCTTGGGTGTTCTAGAGATTAAGTTTGCAGCTAATTGGTGGTCAGAAGTTCCGGTCAGTTACCGCAAACAGGTTCTTTGGTACATGTATGTCCTTGGTTTGCGTGAGGGCAAAGTCGCTGTGTTGAACAATTCGACTTACCGCGAATTTGACATTGTGTGGGATCAGTTTGAGGTCGATGCGATGGTTCAGGACGTGGCCCGTTTTCTACAGTATTTGGATGATGACATTATGCCGGACTGGGATGGTTCTGATTCAACTTACGAAACTATGCGTTTAGTGCATAAAAACATGGATGATGTTGAGGAAGATTTGGGCGACCTTGGTATGTATTTGGCTTTGGCTTACGATAAGTTTAAAGAAGCTGAGGAACATTTGAATGAGATGAAGTCTCGTACTTTGGATGCTTTGGGCGACGCTAAGCATGGTGTTGTTGAGGGTGTCAGGGTTGTTTCTAAGCAGGCCACTCGTTTGGGTGTGCCGTATTTGATTATGAAAGGGAAAAAGTAATTGGCAAATTTTGATTTAAATAATTATGAGACTGTGGAGTCTCGTATTGCTCGTTTCTATAAGGATTATCCAGATGGCAGAATCATCACCAAGAACGTCACCTCTATCGCAGATCGAACCGTCTCAACTTGGGTCGTCAAAGCAATCGTTTATCTCACGGATGCTGATCAGGAGCGCAAACTTCCTAAGGCTACTGGCTTTGCTTTTGAGATTGATGGCACTGGCATGGCAAATAAAACTAGTGCGCTGGAAAATGCTGAGACTAGCGCAATCGGAAGAGCGTTGGCTAACGCAGGTTATTCCGGTAACAAGCGAACGTCGCGTGAAGAGATGGCGAAAGTAGAACGTGCTGTTGAACCACAAGCACCTACTCGCCCTTGGTTGGTAGAGGCCGAAGATTTGGCAGCCAAAAAGGATTTGCCTGGTTTGCGTGAACTTTACTCTTTGGCTGTACGTACAAAAGTAAGTGCACCAATTATTGAGAAGATTAAGGAAATTGCTTCTCTCGCCAGTTGATTACCGCATTCTTTTATCTTCTATTGTGGAGGTCAGGGAGTGTTATCACGAACAGTTTGTGGACGGCCAGTTGAATTTGGCTGGTCGTCTGCATGAGGACATTTTGGAAAGGGTGGGTCGTCTTGAACGGGGCGAATACTATTACGGACACAATTCAGGAACTGCGTCACATCCAGGCGGAGATGGCTAAGGGCTCTCAGGCGTTGTTTGAGGCTGAGTCGAAGTTGGCTAAGGCTGAGTATGTTTATGAGCGGTCATTAGCCATAGCGTTTTTGGAGGCTGAGGGTACTGCTGGTGAGCGTACGGCAACTTCTAAGTTGGAGGCTTCTCAGGCTCGTTTGGACGCTGATTTGGCTAAGGCTGGGTTGAATCGTGTGAAGTCAAAGTTTAAGACTTTGGAGTTGCAGCAGATGGGCGTACAAACAATAAGTCGTTTGATTGAGACTGAGTTAAAGGTGCTGAGGTAATGTTGTACATAATTTTGTACATGATTGGCCTTATAGGGCTTGTAGCGGCGTTCACGACTGGCTTCTGGTTTACGGTCTTGTTCTGGATTGAGATGCAGTTCATGCAGCTTGAGGAAGACGACTGGAATGAATAAAAAAGAATTCGACAAGTATCTTCAGCGCGATAACTATAAGTGTTGTCACTGTGGCCTTGACGACGACACCCTAGTTCCTCAGCATCGTAAGAACCGTGGCTTTGGTGGCTCTAAGGAACGCGACAAGCCGTCTAACATTCTGACATTCTGTTCGGCGTTTAATACTTTGATTGAGTCGTCTGCGGAGGCGGCTCGTGCCGCTCGCATGAATGGTTGGAAACTTGACTCTTGGGATGATCCGACTGAGGTGCCGTTTTATTCTGGTGGTGCTTGGTACATTTTGACTGATGATTTTGGTCGGTTTCAGTTGCTTAATTACGACTTCGAGGACTAGACTGAATGTTACTCAGGGAAGGAGTAAAAAATAAGCGTTTATTATAAAGACGATTATGTGACTTTGTATCACGGAGATTCGTTAGAGCTCATGTCTTCGTTTGAAGACGAATCGTTTGACTGCGTAATCACAGATCCGCCTTATACCGAAAGAACGCATAGTAAGGCCCGCGCCAACACTGCTACAGGTGTGCGTGAAGGGATTTCGTTTAACGCATTTACGACGGAATCTTTAAACTCTGCCTTGGCTGAGTGTGGGCGCTTAACTAAAGGTTGGGTTGTAGCAACTTTGGATTACAACCATGCTTTTGCTTACGAGACCGCTCCTCCTACAGGGTTGCGTCAAATGCGTATTGGTGTGTGGGTTAAGAACAATCCAATGCCGCAGATTACAGGAGACAGACCGGCTCAGGGCTGGGAGGCTATTAGTTACCTTCACAAGCCTGGTAAGGCGGTTTGGAATGGGGGGGGGCAGCATGGAAACTATGTAAGTAATTTAGCGGCTCCTACAGGCCACCCAACGCCTAAGCCGCTAATTATGGTCAGCTCGTTTGTTGAACGCTTTAGCAACCCTAATGAGATTGTGTTAGATCCGTTTGCTGGTGGTGGTACGACTTTACTTGCGGCCCGTAATTTAGGGCGTAAGGTTGTTGGTATTGAGATTGATGAGAAGTGGTGCGAGCTCATTGCTAAACGTCTCAGTCAGCAAACTTTTGATTTTGAACTGTTAGATACCTGATAAAATAAAAGGAGGTAGGCCACAGAAAGAGTAATGTGACCTACCTCATAACCGATAACGAGACTATCGGCAATACCAGTTTAGCTGGGTTGCTGGGAAAAGAGCAACAAATGACTAAAGAAACGCGACTATACGCACAAATCACTCTAGATTTTGCAGACTCAGCAAAAATAAAACCACTCTCAGATAAAGCCTTTAGGCAATTTATCGAGGCGCTTTTATGGTCACGTCGTATGTTAACTGATGGGTTAATCCCAACAAAAATGATACCCATTCTTTTTGTACCAGAAGTGCTTGAGGAACTTACTACCAATGATGTGAGTAGCCCTACGCTTAGGGTTATTGATGGTGGTGTAATGATTCATGATTTTGCTGAACATCAGATGACTCGTGCCAAGATTGACGAAAAGCGTATAAGTGGTAGCAAGGGCGGTAGAGCAAAAGCTGCTAATTCTTCTAGCAAAGTTGTAGCACCTGCTACAACTTTGGTAGAGCAAAATTCTACTGAACCCCTAGCTAGTACAGAGTACAGAGTACAGAGTACAACTACTTCTAAAGAAGTAGTTAGTAAGGCTCGCGCTACGCGCTTACCGGAACCATTTGAGGTAACAGATGCTATGAGGGAATGGGCTGCAGAGAAACATTCAAATGTTGACTTAGTAACTGCAACTGATAACTTTGTTGACTATTGGCGAAGTAAACCAACCGGAGCAACGAAACTTGATTGGGTGGCAACCTGGAGAACTTGGATTAGGAATACAAAACCGATTTCTCAGTCAAGAACATTTCAAACCTCTGCCGATGCAAAACTTGATCGTAACCGACAAGCTCGCGCCAATGTTGAAGCAATGTTTACACAGCAACAAGCCATTACCGAAAATCCAGATTGGGCATAACAAATGATTTTGAGCGAAACTAACCAAATTCTTGACTACATCGCTGCTGCTGATGGTCGTAATCTGAATGAGCAAACTTATGTCGTTTGGTTTGAGGCATTGCAGTTTCTTGATTTTGCTACAGGGCAGGAAGCGGCACGTCGTGTGGTGAAAGATGCAACTATTCAGTGGCCTAAGCCAAAAGATTTGCTTGCTCATGCGACACGAATTTTTGAGGAACGCGCTCAGGATGAGCGTCGTGAACGTGCTTTGACGGCTAGTCCTGAACCTAAAGGTTCACCAATGCCTGTGTGTGAGCATGGCAAAGGGTTGCTTTACTGTGATCTTTGCTGTCATCAAGCAGCTATCAATGCTGGTTTAATTCCAAATAAACCGTACAAGGTCAAGCAAAACCTTTAAAGTTTCGCTAGGCTGAATGTGTGGAAGAACGCAACCTGTGTGCCCGCTGTGGTGTCGCATGGGATAACCCGAAGCGCAAACGTCAAGATTCGTTATGCGCTGACTGTCGCGCTCGACCCGCTAAAACAATTAAATACGGTATTGAACGGTGTCTTCCGTGGCAGGGCTCATTTACGATTTGTGATGAACCGCTTTTACATGGAGAATTGTTCCTACCTGGTTCACGCGATTGCTTACACAGTGATTGTGTAAATCCAAATCACATAAAAACTGTTGTGGAATTAATCCATGACGATAAACAAGAGAGATAAACAAAATGGCATTTATTGAAGTTACTGGTGTTGTAGACCGAGTTATTTATGATTCAAAGGGATTCGCTATTATTGAGACTTTTCAGGTAAAGGGCGAAACTAAGACTCGTCGTTACACTGCATGGTTTGATGCAGCTCAGACTTTTAACGAAGGCGACACTATCTCAGTTCGTGGCATTCATTCAGCTAAGGTTTCTGAGTGGACTGACAAAGAGGGCAAGGTTCGTCACAATGCCGAAGTTGCTATTAACAACTCTGTTGCAAAACTAGTTGAGTCTGGTCGTCCTGAACTTTCGGCTGACGCACCGTTCTAATGTTTCTGATTTCGGTTGAGGGCATTCCCGCTACGCAGGGATCTAAGACCCTCTACCGTGGTCGCATGGTTGAGTCTTCTAAAAAACTCCCTGCTTGGCGTTCTGCCATAATCCTTGAATGTAAGACTGAGATGTTGCGTCAGCAGTCTTTGTTTCAATTTGATCAGCCTGTAAAAGTTTGGTTGACGTTTTTTCTTCCGCGTCCTGCTAAGTCAAAGTGGGGCATTGTGCCTGCTGGTAAACCTGACTTGGATAAGTTGATTCGAGGCGTTTTAGATCCTTTGGTCATTGCTGGTGTTTTAAAGGATGATTCTTTGGTCGTTGAGATTGTTGCCCGCAAAATGTGGACTAGTGACGATACAAGGCCGTTCCCTGGTGTGACTGTGCAGATTGCGAATTATCACAATCCGATAAATGCCGTATCGGTGGTTGCGTAAACTATTCCTTTTGTGCCATACTCGATTTATCAGCAACAA